TTCCATGAAACTCATGGCAGATAGGAATAGATATAATGAATTAGAACCTGTAGAAGTACTTAATGTTTGTTTGACTGAAAAAGATTTACCACCTGATGAAAATGGTAATCCAGATTATTCTTATTATGGTTCAATTTTAGGTAGATATGTTTATTCAGAACAAAATCTTGAAATTGATAAATGTAGTTTTTTTAGACCACTAAGTAATAATATCACACGAGTTCCAATAATAGGTGAAATATTTTTTGGATTTGAAGATGAGGGTGATAGATTTTATTTCGGTAATATTTTTGAAAACTTTTCTGTAACAAACAACGCACAACCAAATATCTCAACATTAGATAAAATAGGTTCAAACATTTCATCTGATGATAAAACATATACCAATTCACCAAATTTAGGAAAATATAAACCAGGATATTACATCCAAACAATTGATGAAGTAAGACCATTAAAACTTTTTGAAGGTGATACAATTATACAAGGTAGATTTGGAAATGCTATTAGATTAGGTAGTAACCAACACAATGAAGAACTTGCCTCAACCAATATAAAAATTACAAGTGGATTGACAGGATATACTAATAATAATAATTTATCATTAGAAAATATTAAAAGTGATTTAAACTCAATTCATTTAACATATGGTGAAAAACAAAATTTTGATTTACCAATAGAATCCATAAGGATACAAGATGTAAAAGATTATGATAAGGCACAAGTACAGATTCGTAGTGATAGATTAATATTCACTACAAAAAAATCTGATGGAAATTCAATTGGAATATTCTCAGGTGATAAAGTATCAATAGGTTCAGTTAATGATGTTTATGTTGAATCACCACTTGTTGTTATGGAATCATCAGAAGTAAAAGTTGGTAGTGAGAATGCAGAAGAACCACAAGTATTGGGACAAACTTTATATGATAAGTTGGATGCCTTAGTAACTGCAATTGGTGGTGTTACTGGTATACCAACACCAACAGGCCCAACACCAGGACCTGTAAGTGCAGCTCCTAATTGGAGTTCAGTAACATCTGCATTAAGTGCAGTCAAAGATGCACTAAGTGAGAAACATAGAATTGATAAATAATGGCATTTGATACATTACAAAACAATTATAGAAATAAAATGAACAATGGTCAGTTCTTCAACACTACTGATGAATGTGCAGAGTTTATTGTAAACCAATATCACTCTACTATTACGAGTGGTGGTGGTGCATACAATCAAACACTTGGAAATAAAAATGTGATTTTAACACCAATGAAGGCAGGACTTAAATCACAATCCATATCAACATTACTGAGTGGTGTTGGTACAGGATTAGTAACTTATTGGACAGGATTATCAAATGGAGTATTCACTACAATTGGTGGAACACCACCATCATCAACATGGGAAGATGATACCTTAGATGGATTTTTATCAAATGTAGGTGATTATTTTAAAGAACATTTAGATACGGTGATATTTACTAATATAAGTAGTGGTGCAACATTTAGTGGTGTATACACGGTTACATAAAGGAGTAATAAAATGAAAAAACAAGAACTAATAAAAATAATAGAATTAGTAGTTCGTAAAGAAGTTAAAAAACAAGTTAACGAGATATTTATAAAGGAGAACAAACAATCTCTTAAGTCTCTCGCAAAAGAAACCATACAACAAAAACCTAAACCTGTTGTAAAAAAGGAAAAGGTTACCTACACATCAAATGATTCATTGAATGATATCTTGAATGAAACGGTAGGCTTATCCAAAGGTGATACCGAAGAGTATCCAACATTAGGTGGTGGTGTATTTGATTCAAGTAGAGCATCAGAGTTGTTAGGTTATGGTGATACAATGAGAGCAGGTGGTGATAAAGAAGCTCAAAGAAATATAAATGCTGCGATAACTATGAAAGAAGCAGGAGTTTCTTCAGAACAAGTACCTGAATCTTTAGTGAATGCATTAACTCGTGATTATAGTGATTTAATGAAACACGATAAGTTCAAAGGGAAAAAATAATAAATGAGTACAAGAGATACAGATAGGAATCCTGATATATTTGTGGGTCTAACATTTCCATTAGACCTAACTGCGTTCTCTACTTTTAATCAAAGTAAAACATTATTAGAACAAACCAAATCAAATATTAGAAATCTCTTGTTAACAAATAAAGGTGAAAGAGTTTTTCAACCTGACTTTGGTAGTGATTTAACAAGATTAATTTTTGAACAATACACACCAGACTTAGAAGACAGAATTGAAGTTGCCATTACTGATGCATTAGAAAGATGGTTACCATATGTTATTGTTAATAATATTATAGTTAGAAGTGATGAGAGAAATGAAAACGCTGTATTGGTTCAATTAGAATACACAATACAAACCGATAAGGAATCTCTTCAAACAATAACATTTAACTTTGGTCAGTTTGCAACTGAAGAGTTCACACAAGAAGCACCGATAAATCAAGGAAGTTAAGATGCCAGATTATGGAACACAGAAGAAACAAGTCTCAAAGGAAATAAATTATCTCGGTAGAGACTTTTCATCAATTAGACAAAACATTATAGAGTTTGCAAAGTCGTATTTTCCAAATACATATAACGACTTTAATGAGGCAGACCCTGGTATGATGTTTATAGAGATGGCTGCATATGTTGGTGATGTATTGAATTTCTATATTGATAATCAATTCAGAGAAACATTAATTTTACAGGCAGAAGAAAAGAAAAATATTTATGATATTGCACAATCTATGGGATATAAACCTGTTACTTCTTCACCTGCAACTGCAGTTATTGAAGTATCACAAACCGTACCTGCAAAATTAACGACAGATGGTTCTTCATATGAACCTGATTTACAATATGCAGGTGTAGTTTCAAGTAATGGTATTGTTAGTGCGAATAATGGAACAACTTTCACATTAGAAGATTCTATTAACTTTAAAGTTTCAAGTTCATTAGATAGTATGAAGATTGAAATCGTTCAACCATCAACAGGTACTATACCAGAAAAATTTAAATTAACTAAAAATATAAGAGGAAAAAGTGGAACAAGAAAAACAGAAACATTTAGTTTTTCAAATGCAACTAAATTTGACAAGATAGTTTTATCAGAACCAAATGTAAATGAAATTATATCCATTACAGATTCTAATGGAAACAAGTGGTATCAAGTTCCTTTCTTGGCACAAGACACGGTGTTTGAAGATGAAGAAAACAATTCAACTAATGACCCAAATCTTGCACAATTCGCAAATGACACACCATACTTATTAAAACTTATAAAAACATCAAGAAGATTTACAACTAAAGTTAGAGGTGAAGATTTAAAAACAGAAATATTATTTGGTAGTGGTGTTAGTGATAATCCTGATGAGGAGATTATTCCTAATCCAGATAATGTTGGTTCATCTTTAGGAACTGGTGTTTCAAAAATAGACTCAACATATGACCCAAGTAATTTTTTAAAAACAAAAACTTTTGGACTTGCACCAAGTGATACGACACTTACCGTAACTTATAATTATGGTGGTGCAGTTGAACATAATGTTCGTTCAAATACAATAAAAAATCAAAATGAGATTACTTTCACTATTAACTCTGAAGGACTTGATAGTACAAAAGTAAATGAATCAGAAAGTTCATTAGAGTTTACAAATCCAAATCCTGCATCAGGTGGAAGTGGTGAAGAGTCTCTACAAAGTATTCGTCTAAATGCAGCATCTAACTATAATGCACAAGGTCGTGCAGTTACACAAAAAGATTATATCACAAGAGTTTATTCATTACCACAAAAATATGGTAATATTGCAAAGGCATTTGTTGTTCAAGATGAACAATTAGAACAAAAGACTAAAACTTATGTGGATAGTAATACAGGTGAAGTAGTAGAGAATACGAGTGTTAGTGATGCATTAAATCCATTGGCACTTAACATGTATATTCTTGGATATGATGTTGATAGAAAATTAGTACCTGTAAACAGAGCAGTAAAAGAAAATTTAAGAACTTATCTTTCACAATATAGAATGGTTACTGATGCGATTAATATTAAAAATGCATACATCATAAATATTGGTGTAACATTTAATATTATTACGAAACGAGGATATAATAAAAATGATGTATTATTTAAAGCGATACAAAAAGTTAAAGAATATTTTGATATTCAAAAGTGGCAAATCGGACAACCAATTGTGTTAACTGATATTGCATATCAAATTTCATTAGTAGAGGGTGTTGCAAGTTTAACACCACCAGATGATAATAATCCTAATAAAGATATTATTGTGATTGAAAACAAACATGTAGTTGCAGAAGGGTATAGTGGAAATATTTATGATATAAACTCTGCCACAAGAGATGGAGTTTTATATCCATCACTTGACCCAAGTTGTTTTGAAATAAAATATCCAAATTCAGATATTATTGGTAGAGTAGTAGGAGACTTTTAATGCATTATTTTGAATATATAAAAAGAGATACAACAATTTATTCTGGTGGTACAACTGCATCATTAAACTCAGGTCATGATGAAATACTTGAAGTTGTTAAAGAGGTAAGTAACGATAGTAGTACGATTAATACTTCTCGTATATTGTTAAGTGCAGACTATTCTTATATCTCACAATCAATTCAAGATGGTAAAATACCAACCACTGCAAAATTTTATTTAAATTTATATGATGCAGGTACAAAAGATATTGAGGCAGAACAAAAACTACATATCTATATGATTAGTGGTAGTTGGAAAAGTGGTACTGGTAAAAAGTTTGATAGTCCTGTAACAGAGAATGGTGCGTCATACAAGTACAGAGACCAAGAAAGAGAACTACCTTGGGTTACAGGTTCAATATTAACTGATGGTGGTTCATGGTTTACTGGTTCACAAGATTCATATTCACAATATAATATTAGTCAATCTTTTGATTTAACTTATGATAAAAGAGATGTTAGATTTGATGTAACTGATATGGTTAGAAATCATATATTCTCAAGTTCTATTTATCCAAATAATGGATTTATAATTAAACGAGAATCTACAGGTTCATATGGAACGACTTACTCTTTTAGTGGAGATACTAATTCAGATGAAGGTGGAACATCAAGACTTGGAACTTTACAATTCTTCTCAAGAGAAACACATACAATTTATCCACCATCATTGGAAGTTGTTTGGGATGACTCAAAGTGGACAACAGGAAGTTTAGCACAACTGACAGGTAGTGCATTAGATGATACCGTAATTTATTTTAAAGGTATAAGAGAAGAATATTTAGAAAAGTCAATATCAAGATTTAGATTAGTGGGTAGACCAAGATACAATGATAGAGTGTTTGGAACAACACCTGAAGGTCTTACCGTAAGAACATTACCAAGTGGTTCAACTTACTACTCAATTAAAGATTCTGTAACTGAAGAAACAATCGTACCATTCGGTACAGGTTCAGTTGTGAGTTGTGATGGTACTGGTAATTACTTTAATTTAAGAATGGATAGTTTCCAAGCAGAGAGACATTATGACATACACATTAAAGTAGTTAGTGGTAGTGGAACCGTAGATGAATTGATAAATTACTATAGTGACCCAGCATGGTCATTCAAGGTTGTAAGAAACATTGAGAGATAACAATGCCATATACAAAAGATGAGGCAATAAAAAATTCCGAATTATACGATAGAATTATTAATGAGGAACGAATAGCCTTAAATCGTGAAATAGAAACCAATAGAGAACTTATGAGAATAAGTGGGTCTTATGACGCCACAAAACCAATAAGAGATGGTAATGGTGTGATATTATCTTATGAAGACCCAGATAATCTTGGAAATGCAGTTGATAAAATTTATCAAAATGTTCGTGTTATCAATCAACAACAATTTTTTAACGATGAGAAATTATCAGAGATAGATAAAGAGAGAGAATTTAGTGAATTTATATTAGATAACTTTAATAATTTTTACTCATCTACAGATGGTAAGAAAAGACAACCAAGGCCTGAGGTGAGTTTTAATCCAGCACCAAGATTACCAGAACCTGATGAAGAACCAATAGGTGATAGAGATGATACTTTTGGTCAACCTGAAACACCATCTGGTTATCAACCAAGAATTCCATTAAAAGATAATATAGATTTAATTTTAGAATAAGGTAAGTAATGGCAGAATACGGATTTAATAATCAAGAGAGAGAACAATATTATAAACCTGAAAGGGTGTATAGTAGTTTTGGAAGAGATAGTGGAGACTATATTGTCTTAGAGGTTTTCCAAAATGATGAACTTGTGCTCACAGATAAATTTAATCCTGATATCAATGCAACTGGATTTTTAGATTTAAATATAGGACAACATTTAAGAGACAATGGTTTGTCTGATGGTGAGTATATTGTACAATATAGATTTTTAAGAAAGTTGGCAGGTAGAGACCATTTAGTAATGGTTAATGGTGATGGTGAATTATATGCAGGTAAAGTTATCACAAGAAATGTAAATGAGGAAATAAGATATTATACTGCACCACCACCAAATGCATCTGCACAATCCATGACAGATAATCCACCACAAGAATTATTCATACGAGATTTAAAATATTCAATTGATAAAATTAGTGGTGATAGGACAGAAGTCGTAGTTAAAACACAAGATTTTAAAAACCAAACATATCATAGAAACTTTAGAGAAATGAATACTATAGTGAAGTATCAACCATTTCTTACTGCAGGTAGTGGAGCAAATGGTTCTATTAAGTTTGATGAGAATGAACCAGGAGTATTAGTAGCAAACCTACAAGATAATGATAGAGGGTTTACACAAAATATGGTTGGTGCAGAAATAAGAATACCAAGAATATTTGAAAAAACAATCACAAGAGAATATCTTGAAAGAGTGGTAGAGGAAATACAGGTACCCGTAGAAGTACCACCTGATTTACCACCACCGCCTCCGCCTCCACCAATTTATGATGAGTTACCACCTGAACCAGACCCACCACAAGACCCACCTGAAGATGATGATTTTGATGGTGGAATGGAGTTTGATTATGATGGAGTTTGTTTTCACCCTAATACAAAAGTAACATTAAGTAATGGTAGACAGATTCCAATCAAGATGATGAAGATTGGTATGAAAGTCAGAACTGATAAGGGTGTTGCACGAGTAAAGAAAGTCATAAAGAGTGAAAGAGGTTTTGGTGACTTGATGGTTAAGTATAAAAATCTTATTGTTACCGACCACCATCCAATCAGAACAAAAGATGGTTGGTTCATGTCAAGAGAGATTGGTAAAGTATATTATCAGAAACCACCTTTTAAAGTATGGAACTTAGTATTGGATAAAGACCATACTATTTTTGCAAACAATATAGTTGCAGCGACTCTTGGTAAATGGAAGACTACTGAGACTAAACATTGGCAAGAAAGATTTCTTGAAGAGAGAAATAGATTTAGAATGGGTGTGTCAAAGAGAGCACAACAACAGGCAGCACAAAGAGCAGCAAGTGGTTATGTTGACCCATATCGTGCAAGTAGACAAGGTGCTGCACGACCTGCATATATTGATTTTGATGTAACAGGTAATGCAGATTTAGGTGAAGAAGGTACAGACCCATTAACACCAGGTAATGGTTTACCACAAGGTGGATTAATAGATAGTGGTGATGGTTGGGGTATGTATGGTGCAAATAATAATAACATATATCAAAATGAAGTTATTGTAGAAGATATAAATCAAGAAATGTTAGGACATGCAGAGATAGCACCTTTTGAAGATTTTATTCTAAATACACCATTACCTATAGAACCCGACTCTGAAATACAATATGAAACTCGTGTTATTGAAAGTTGGGTTGAAAGATTTGAAGATGAGACATTTCATTTTGATTATGTTGCAACAATCACAGAAGTACTTGATTACAATAGAGTAAAAGTAAGTTTAACATACCAACAGGCTGCAGATAATGTTGGACATGACGGCCCAAGTGGTAGAGATTCAGACCATTATGGTTGGAATGTTTTATATGAGAAAAACAATATAGAAAGATTTAAAACCTATATGGTTTGTGATGATGATTATTATTTAATCACAAATGAAAACAAAGAGTTCTTTGATTCTCAAAATGAAAAAAGAGTATTTAAATTAAAACAACCATTAGATGGTGAAAAACAAGAATTAGATAAAGTATATTTTGTAGAGAAAAGACTACCATCTCATGTTGAAGTAATAAGATTAATACCATTTGTTGATGAGGAACCAGATGGATTGTTTTTACAATTACCTAATTTAAATTCAGTTGATAATCCTATAAACTTTAGGTCAACGAGATATGAATCACACAATACATTATTAGGAAGTAATGATGCATTGAATAGAGACATTGAGAGAAAATTAGTAAGTGGTAGTTTGTTAGATGTTCAAGTCAATACAGAATTTAACAGAACATCAGTTGATTTAAATTTAGAAACTGATGATATAGGATTTGGGAATTTTGTACATTACTCAAGTGCAGAAAGAAGAATTAGAAACTTCAAAAAGAAAGTAGAGTTAATTGAAACTTATAGTGAGACAAGTCAATCATTAGTTAGTTTGACTGGTTCATTAAGTGATATTCAAGATAACGAAAATAAAAGACAAAGAGTCGTTAATTCATTTGACCCATTTGAACATTATATGTATTTTGAAAGTTCATCTTATGTAAGTTCATCTGCGGGACAATATCACGATAACTCATGGCCTAAAACAAATTCATCAAAACCATACACTCTTTATCACTCAACTGGTTCCGAAGTGAGTACTTGGTTTGATAACATGATATTATCTGCATCAACATATGATACAATAAACAACGATAGGTTTGTTAATAATATACCTATGCATGTAAAAGATGATACCATGAATAATACATTCATAGAATTTATGGATATGACTGCACAACAATTTGATGAGATATGGACATATACAAAACATCTTACTGATGTGAATGATTTATCACCAAATATATCAGAAGGTATATCAAAAGATATTGCGTCAGAGTTTGCAAAATCTCTTGGATTAGAACTTACAAATGGAAATGATTTATTAATTTTACCAGAATATCTTGAAGGTAAAAATCCTGATGGTTCTACTAAATACGAATCACCACAAGAACAAGTAACAGAAGAAATATGGAAACGACTATTAAATAATATTCCTTTCTTTATAAAGGCAAAAGGTAGTGTTAGATGTTTAAAAGGTATATTGAATTGTTATGGTATTCCAAGTTCAATATTACGAGTAAGAGAATATGGTGGGCCAGATAATCAAGAACGAGTAAGTTATGAAGTGAAAAGAAAGTTTACATATGCATTAGATTTTCATGGGTCACAAAATATTAAAAGTATATGGACAACAGATAATAATGATAGTCAATATCCACAAACCTTAGAGTTTAGATTTAGAACACCATATAGTGTTGGTAGTTCTGGTAGTATGGTGATTGCACAAAAAGAAAATGATTGGGCAATACATTTAAAGGATAATGGAACGACTGATAATTATGGATATTTAAAATTTAGTGTTAGTGCCTCAACAGGTGAATATGGTATAACTTCATCACTACAACCATTTTATAATGATGAAATGTGGAGTGTGATGTTAACAAGAGTCAGTGCCAGTGGTGTACAGATGACAGATGATTTAATATCAAGAAATGTAAAATATGAATTAACTACAAAACAATATGACTCAACAAGAGAAAGAATTAAGTTCCAAACAAGTTCAAGTTTAACAACAGGACAAGGACATGCAAGTAGTAGTGCAATCAATGCTGCATTTACAGGTAGTGTTGGAACAAAATATGTTTACCTTGGTGGACAAAATACAAACTTTGGTTCAAGGTTTAGTGGTTCCTTAATGGAATATCGTTTATGGTCAGAACCATTAAGTCAAAGTGTGTTTGATAATCATGTAAGAGCACCAAAGTCATATAATGGTAATTCATATAGTTCTTCTTATCATGATTTATTAGTGAGATATACATTGGATAATAATTTTGATTTGTCATCTACAACTTATGTTAACAATGTTTCTAATGGTTCAAACTACAATGATATAACTGGTTCTTCAAATGGATTTACAACAAATACATTTAGAAGTTTAGTTGATTTAGAACAATTAAAAGTTCCTAATATTGGCCCATCAAGAAGAAACGCAACCAAAGTAAGAATTGAAGATTCATCACTAACAGGTAATTTATCACCATCTGAAAGAAAAGAAAAATCATCACAAGATTTTGCACCATTAGATAGTGAAAAGGTAGGTATTTATTTTTCACCAGTTGATGTGATTAATGAAGATATCATGTATAGTATTGCAGATTTTAATTTTGATGATTACATTGGTGACCCAAGAGACCAATACAAACAAAACTATAGAGGTTTACAAAAATTAAGAACCGAATATTGGCAAAAGTATTCAGCACCAAATAACTTTTTTGACTATTTAAGAATACTTACATATTACGACCCAAGTGTATTTACACAATTAAAGAATTGGGTTCCTGCAAGAAGTAAAGCCACAACAGGTATATTGGTTGAACCAAATATATTAGAAAGAAGTAAACAAGTAATTGGTGATAGACCTTCATTTAATAATCGTTTTTATGAAAATGCAAGTGAATTTGAAGATGGTGTACCAGTAACAAGATTTATTAGTGGTTCAAAAGAGGATGCATACTTTGATATAGGTGGTGAAACACCATATCATGAAAGTGAATTAAATGGAGTATTTCATGATAATAGTGGTTCACTCGGTGCATTAGGTGAACCCACATTAGTTAAGTTGGGTGTTATAGACCCAAAAACACCACACTCTTACAATTATGCAACTGCAAGTGTAACATTTGGTGGAGAAGGTGTAACCTTTGGTGAAGTATTACAACCAGTAATTACAGGTTCAAGATTATCAGAACATAATCAAGAAAAAGTATTCTTTTATTCATCAAGTTTGAGTGCATCAAGAGGACTATATTATAGTTCTTCATTTGTACCAAGTGAACACCAAAGTGTTTATTATGATACAAGATTATTTAGGTCATTTATTGGTGGTTCTGTAACAAGAGACGATGGACAAACAAGTCATCCTACATCAAGTAAATCACCATTTATTGGTAGTGTGACTATTGGTAGTTCTCAGTTGACTGCACAATCAAATACTATTGATGGTGGAGAACCAGTTGAAACAACCACAACAACACCAACACAATTGATAACAAAAGAACCAGGAGATTCTAAACTTAAAGTAAATTAATGTAAGAAAAATTAGGTATAACACTATTTATCTATAGTAAAGTTATATCTATTCATACAGGAGTAAAATAATGGGATTTTTAGATAACACAAGTATAACCGTAGATGCCGTCTTGACTAAAAAAGGTCGTGAATTATTGGCAAGAGGACAGAACGAGTTTCAAATAACAAAATTTGCATTGGCAGATGATGAGATTGATTACAATCTTTGGGATGTAACACATCCAAATGGTTCATCTTATTATGGAGCAGTGATTGAGAACATGCCTCTATTAGAATCATTTGTAGATGAAAATCAAGTAATGAGATACAAACTTATTACTTTGAATAAAAACACAACAAAGATGCCTAAGATACAGATTGGTGCAACTTCACCAATACCTTTAAATGCAGGTGGTATTTCAATCATATCACCATCTACCGATAATTCTACCTTGGATGACCAAGTAGGATATAGGTTTACATTACATAATAGTGATGCAGCAACTCTTGAGGTTGAAGTAGCAGGTACAGAACCAGATACTGGTCAAACCGTAAACTTTACTGCACCATTAGATTCAACTAAATCAGTAACTATAAATGCAAAATCTGCAAAACTGATTGGTAAGAGTTTAAATTCTGCAATCACAACAAATTTAACAATTCAAGGTCTTGGAACTGGTGTTGTATCAAATATATCAGTTGAAGTATCTGCGAACACATCAACGAATTAAGGGAGATTAAGTAATGTCAGTATTTCAAAGATTTGATGAAGACAATGATGTAGTAAAAAATCAGAGAACCGTTGTTTCAAGTGGTGTGTTTACTGGTGGAAGTGGAACATTAACATCGTTCTTTAGTCAGTCAGCACAAGGTGCATCAACAGGTTCATATATTGATGTGTATCATCAAGACCCAACATCAGGAACTGCAACTGCAGACACTGCAGAGATACAATTCTCATTAGGATATGCACATAGAGAAGGTAGTGGTTCTGCTGGTAATTCAACTAAATTAAATAGTGGTGGAAGACAAACTGCAGCACTTTACAGACAATTTGCTAATGTTATCTTACCATCATTAACTACAAAATTTACATTTGCAAACACCACAACAGGTAGTGAAGACTTTTACTTTATATCTTTCCAAAGAGCACGACAAAGAGAAAAGATTGACCCAGGTAATTGGGAACTACATTTAAGTGGTAGTGGTGATACATCAACAATCAAGTTAATTGATGATAGTGGTGCTACAACAAACCCAACCGTAAATGAAGCAGGTAGGGTGTTTAATGTTGTTAGTGGTTCAATAAGTACAGGAACTGCAGTAACAGAAACTGCGGCAGCATCTGAAACAGGTGGTGCATATGGATTATTTTATCCTGACTTAGGAATCATTTTATTACATCCACATACATTAGCACTTAATGGTGGACTTAAAACCTTAAGAAGTCCAGATACATTTGATGGTAATCCACATAACTTCTTCCTATCAGTTGCGACAGGTTCTTACTTCCAAGTTCGTAGAGAAGAAGAGATTAGTTCTACTAACTTCTTCTGTAGAGTTAATAACCAAAGATTTAACTTTAGTAATAATCCTACTTTCTCAGATACAAATGGTGACTTAACACAACAAACATTTGTAAGAGACCCTAAGACTTTTATTACACAAGTTGGTCTTTATAATGATAACAATGACTTATTGGCAGTAGCAAAAGTTAGTAAACCAC